ACTCCGTGAACTGTTGATGGTGGGTCTGGGTCTTTATTAATTGACCAAGATACTGTATCTCCTACTTTTACAGAAGATGCTTTTGATTTCTTTGGTTTCTTCTTTTGAGGATGACCAGCAGGTAATAAATCTAAATCAAATGGTTTTCTTGGGAAAGAACCTTTAAGGCCTTTTAACCAAGCGTTGACACGGGCTATTCCCCACTGAGTAGCTGATGCGACATTCCCTCGAACTGAAGCTGGGTTTGTTCTATAAGCACCAACACCTCGTCTGAAAACAGCTGCCAATTTTCCATAAGTGACTTTATATTTTGAGCTACCTGCATTGTGGTCTTTTACTTTCTTTTGTAATACTTTTTTAACCTTAGCTGATATAGCTGTTTTTTCTTCTTCAGCAGTTAAGGTTATATTATTTTGTTCAGAAGCTTTAAATTCCATTGTTGTATCAATTATAACAGACTTCCTTTTGCCTATTCTTCGCTTGGTTCTACGAACCTCTGGTCTAAATCTTGTAGTGTTTAAAGTTGCTTTTTCATCTTCATCATCTGATGGTTTTTGTGCCGAAGGGGAGGGCTCTCCTTCGTCCAGAGTCATAACTCCCGTCTCGCCTTCTGGCACAGCCACCATATTTAAAGGTCTTAAATACACATCGTGTGAATTATCAACCTCTAAACCTAAAGCTTGTCTTGCTTCGCTAATTGTTACAAAGCCACCTTGAACGCCGGAGTTCATTGTTAATACTTGTTCTTTTTTGTCCTCTGACAAAGCTCTTACTTGGTCCAAGTCATAAGCACAAAAATATTCATAATTATTATCTTCAAAATCTTTATGCAGTAATTGATGTGTAAGTTCATCTGCTACTGATGACCACATAGGAATCATCTTTTGTTCTGTAAAAAATTCTCTTAATTCTCTAGTGTTGTTGTAAGTAGCTGCATCTAAACCTGCACCTAGACCAGCCAAGATAGCTGGTACACCTAAAACAGAAGAAACTCTTTCTTCGGGAAGTCTTCTCAATGCGGTTAGGTTTAATTGCTCTGGTGTAAATGAAACAACATCTACATCCATCGCACCTGTCATAATCATTGGTGCACCTCTGTTTGCTCCAGAAAATTTTGATTTAAATGATTGAGCTATACCTTCAGCTTCTTCTCTTGTAGGCCCACCCATAGAATCATCTTTTGGACTTAAGATAACTCCGGGAACAGCCATATTGTGTAATAGTGCAACAGCAAATTGTCCTGCTGCTTCATCACCTGCAAGTTCTCTCATTACAGAACGTAATGGTGAAAAACCTCTTCTATGGTCATCCGGGTCCATACCTTGTCTAATATGTACAATATTTTCTCTTGGTATTTCTATATAATCCTCTTGTAACTGACTTTTTTGTACAGCGTGATATTCATAATGTGTAATTAGTTCACGAGTATTACCTCTTACTTTTACATAACTAGGCATCAAAGGTATAAGTTGAACTACATTATTTTGACCATCGTATACTTTCATTAAGAATGCATCACCGTGAGCAGATAATGATGTAACTATGTAATGAGATAAAATAGAACCAGAAATAAATTCATTAGGCCTATTTAATAATTGTTCTAATGGGTGTGATTGTTGTTCTAACTTACCTTGTTCACTTCTTCTATAAACTTTGAGTTGAGGTTCTGCGAAAGATGTAGCTAAAACATTTATACAAGCTACAACGGCAGAGTTACCAAGACCATCACCTAAATCATCAATTAATTTTTGTGGAAAATATCCAGACTGTGTATTGTAACCCCAAGTAGAACCTTGAACTTGTTCATACTTATCAAGTGGTCCTCTTTTTAAATTTAATCTTTCGGGTGGTTTCTGTAAATAATCTACTGCTCTTCTGTAAAAACTCTTATCTTCAGCCATTTAAAATGCTTCCCATTTTCTTTTCGTTCCGCTACTTAAACAAGCATAAGCTAGTGTATCCACGATATCATCGTGCACACCAACTGGGAAGGTTAACAGCTCCCTTTCGACTTCACCTACCCATTCCTCTTTTTGAGGAAAATATACAAGTCCTCTTTCCATCTTAGCAGACAAAGGTAGTGCTCGTGAACGCTTGTCTTTGTCAGCTCTTAATTCTTTGATTCTTAGGCCTTCTCTTCTAGCAAATTGAACTATCGCTAACTGATAACCTGTCTTTTCAATACCAACCCACTCAAGATTATGGATACCTATTGCTCTTTTTATTTGAGGAACAATGTCGGGTGCTTCAAATCTGTCTCTAATCATATCTAACATAAATAATCTGTCCGATTGCATATGATATCCAAAAACTGATATCACTGTGTAGTCTGCTGATTCTTTTGTAGATGCAGCTAAATCTACTGTTGCAAATTTGACTAAATCTTTATTAATGTCATATTTTTCACCTTCGCACCAAATAGTGCCTACACCTAGCTTGTAATAGTTGAACCAATGACTTCTAAACATTTGAGCACCTTCTGAAATAAACTCTGCTAAATACTCTTGTGCAAAAACTAATTCACCTAAGTCATCTCTTGCTGCTTCAACTTCTGCAGGGTCAATAATTGGATTTGCTACTGTAGGAAATTGAAATCTTGCCCACTCATCTGCTGATTCGGCCTTTTCCCATAAATGATAAAACCAATTATCCATACCTATTGGTGTTGATATAAATAATGCAGAACCTTTATTTTCTGTGAGAGTAGGTCTAAGCACTTCTGTCCAAGTTTCTTCTCTTACGAATGCAGCCTCATCCATTACTAGATAATTCAAACCTTCACCTCTTAATCTTTGAGGGTTATCTGCAGATTTGACTGATATAGAACCACCACCGGGAAACTTGACTTCCATATCCCCTATGCGAATGTCAACACCAGCTTCTTTTGGAAATTCATTAGCTGCTGCTACTACATCACGCCAACCAACCCTAGCAATAGCGAAAGTAGGTGCTACCCACCAAACACGGCCACCTTTAAGTGCTTCTTCTAAACAAAGTTGTACACCAAGTCTTGATTTACCAAAACGACGGCCTGCACAGAGTATCTTCCACCTTGCAGGGTCATCTCTTACTATTTGTTGAGCTTCGTGTAAGTCTGGAAATTCTAATTCAAATTCTTGTTCTGCTTGTGAATGAACTGTTTCAAGTATATCTCTGGACATACTTTTATTATATAACGAAGAAAACCCCCTATTTCTAGGGGGTAAGAATTTACTATTCTTCTTCGGATTTAGACCTAACAGCATCAGTTATCTGAAGCATTATTTCTAAATCTTTTTCAGACAGTTTATTTGTAATGACTTTGTTGTATATTTCTTGATGTAAAGAAACTTTATTACGATAAGTATTTTCAATCCACTTATTAAACATAATAATTGCTTTCATACGAATTGAATTAACAAAACCTTTGTAAGCTTTATTTAGAAAAAACAAATCAAAGAAAAAATCTTTTTTAACGATGGGAGTAGATTTATCGTTAATATCTTGTCTGTTCCAATCTTTATGCTTTTGTAACTGGCTTTTAAAAACACCTATTGCATACTTAAAATTTTCTTTTCGGATATGAAACCAAAAGTTATTTAAGTAAGACAACCAAGTATATTGGTCCCAACCAATATGACCAAACCAAAAACCCGGTTCACCTCCATTATGAGCGTGACCGTTATGTCTTGATAAGACATTAGGATTGTTTAACCAACTTGCAAATTTATGTGCGTGTTTATGGCAAAGACGAAAATACACAGGTTTTTCATCATAGTAATCAGTAAAATCACCATAACCACCTTGTGTAATTAAATCTAATGCACCTTCGTCGTTAGGTTTATGGGAAACCCATTTACAACTACTTACAGCACATTTGTCTGTTTGAAAGTCATAATGACTTTCAGTATCTATTCTATTGTTTTCTGAATTAGGCATTTAGCCACCTTTCAACTAGTTATTCATCTCTTGAATAGATACTCACAGACTACCAACGGTATATGAGTAGGTAGGTATTACTTAGACTGCCGGTAGTCTGAAAGTATTTATTCTATGTCTTTGACTGCTTCTCTAGCACTGTCAATAAATTTCCAAATATCATCATAATTTCTATCATTAGGATGAAATCCGTTATTGAAGCTATCAAGTGTTTCTCTATCATCAAAAGCTTCATATTGCTTGAACACTCTAGAAATAATCTCTGAGTCTGTTGATAAATAATCACGTCTCTCAAAGTCTTCTGCTGACCAAAGTGTTCCCAAAGGAATTGTTGTCTCACCATCTTTAATGATAAGAACTACTTCATTCCTTTTTGTTTCTGTATTAAAAGAGTAAGCTACATCTAACATACCTGCCAAATTTTTGGCCATCATATATTTTTCATATAGTTTACCCATACTTATTTTATGTTCTGAATGTTGACTGTCGTCCACTATTCCTCCTCTTTCTATCTCCAACTACCGGGCGTAAGAACTTGTTTCTTACTCAAACCACGATACTTCGTACCTTTTTTAGATTTACTGGCTCTTCTTTGTGCTCTATTCATCAAAGCCAAATTCCTCTAAACGTCTTCTACTGTTAATGCTATGCATAGAAGCACCACCCATTTTACCCTTTTGGGTTCTTGGATTTATTCTTAAATTAGAACCAGCTTTTTTAGATTTACTAGCTCTTCTCTGTCTTCTGTTCATCCTTATTCCCTTCGCCATAGATTGGTAAATTATGATTCCAATTTATCTCATAACTCCAATCGTGTTTGAACTTTTTAAATCTTATCTTCATTCTTCTTCTCCAATGCCTTTGACATCAAATAATGTAAAATAGATTTCATCTCCATCAATGTTTGCAAAAGTTACTCTGCCATTGTTTCTAGGAAATTTATGTTCTAAACCTTTGAAAGCATCTTCCTCATCTCTAGCTAAAAGAGTTACTAAGAAAGATATCTCATAAGTAAATTTACGCATCATATGCTTCCTCCTTCGATATTTCATATCTGAGTTCTGCCAAGTACTCTAACTCACCTGTACAGTTCTCACAATAGTTTTCATCATTAATGTAAGAACCTGTCCCATCGTGTGAATGCCATCGAACATCACATCTAGAACAAAGTAATATACCACCCATTACTTTTCCTCCGATTCACAGTCCATACAAAAAATACTATTTATTGGTAGTTCTTTTGATTCAAGACAAATAGCACAAGTTGGTAATTCAAAATTATATAAGTCTATCATTCTTCTTCGTTCATTTCTACAATAAACTCTATTTCATTTGAATCATCTATAGCTATGCCAACAATCTTGATTCCTTTATCAGTCCACTTTTTAAATGTTGAACCTAAATCAGAACGTACATACATACCACCCCTATAAGGATTGTGTTGCAATGCATCATCACTCCAAAATATTTTTTGATTCATTAGTCCTCAACTTCAAAATAATCTTCTTGTGGCATTGTCCAAGTTTTCATTTGGTAATTTAATCCACTACCTTTTAAAGCTTCGTTGATTTGCTCTATAGCTTCTTCAACATCAGTCAAAGCTGGAAAACCAAACTCAACAGTCATATCTGAATAATCCTGTTTTGTTTCATTAGTGTGCCAAGCATAGATACCTGTTTCTTCATACAGCTTTTCTATTTGCTCTTTTTTCATTGGTTCCATAGGTTATACCTACCTTTCTAATCGTTATATATTAAGTATGCCACACTG